GGTAAGATCCGTATTCTTGAATTTCGGACGCGTTTAGATGGTGGGTAAAACCCACAGGATCAGACGCGCCCTGACATCGAGTTTTCTGAGTAAGGGAGATCAAGAACTCCCGTACCGAGCAATTACTTGCTCTGTACACTTTGAGAGCCTTGGAAAATACCAGACATTTCTTCCACAGTCGGATCTGCATTGGCGGTAGGGGTTTTCTAAATCCCGACTCAACCACAGGTCTGATTGTTGAAAGGGGTGTTTTTGAATAAACACTCCATTCACGGAGAAACTTGATGTATTTTAAATAAAATACAAAAGGGTCATCAATCCCAGCAGTATGTGGAATACGACCGATTAAGGCGTATACTTCCTGATATAGGACCTTTGTTAAGGGGTCCCATATAGTCTCAATCAGATTCAATAGAACTGACCAAGCCACATACCAATCCTTCAGGAGGAACTTATTCAAGTGGGCGATCCCTTTCGGGTCACCCATACGTTTAGCCGCCGAAATTGCGTCCATTTTTGATAGACGTCTTAATATTTCGGCCGACTGGCCAGCCCAGGAAACTGGGTTGACACGCACAAGCCAATCAAGATAGGCTTGCATCGAACGTCGTAACCTTCCAACTTCGATCTTATTAAATGCCGCCAAAATTTCAGCGACATCATTTTTGAATCGGAGGAGACGTGGGGAACCAAACGAGAAGAATTCTTCCGCAGATTCCGCGTCCATTGGCAGGGAAAGGATCAAGATGATTAGACGAACATTAGAAGGAAGTTTACCAAAGGGTTTATTAAGCCCTGTGATAACCCTCCATCCAGTACCGAAGGCCAGTAATGCTCTGACCGGATCCAGAGAATACTTTTTAGTAAACTCATGGAAAGCGGGAAGAGTCTGGCAAGCGGCGTGGAATTCTGAAAGGGGAATAGGACTTACGTCCACCCCTAACCAAACAGTACGTTTGGCGAATTCTAATGCATACCCCTTAGGCGAGATAAGTGACTTATGAAGTCCAACCTTAACTCCTAGGGACTCGCAAATCTGGAGATAGCAGACCATTACGTCCGCATCACCGATAACGAGGTCATCACCAAGAACGGCATAATTCAGGTACAAGGTATGGCTAGGCCTTCCAGCCATCCATGCCGCTACTTGAACCATAAAGTGATGAGTAAAAGCGAGCATCGCCCACGAGGACAGAGCCCCCATGGGTTGTCCAACCGCGTATTT